ATTATTGATGTGGTCTAGTACCCGCATCAGCTGTTCGCTGTTGTGCCGTGGCTGATATTCATCGAATAGCCCAAGCTGGGCTACACCCTGGCTGAAAAAGTCCTGCAGCATCACCCCACCTTTCTGATACCGATGACCGGATTGCCAAATCGCGTCAAGACAGCGCATCGCGGCGGCAATAATGTCTCGGGTATCCTGTGTCGGCGTGCTCAGTTTTATACTGGCCGTGTTGCCGTAGTATTCCTCCTTGATGGAGAAAGGACTGGTTTTAAGCCAGGCGCTGACATGCCGGCAATACTGACGTTCCTCTCGTAATTTCTCCGCTGCACGTGTCGCATACATGCAGATTGCCTGATGCATCTGGTCATATTCAGTGATTCGATCACCAAAGCTTCGGCTGCAAATGATCTGCTGCTTCGTTGGCGCGAACTCCTCAAGTTCAAGGCAAGGCTGACCGCGTAACTCTCTCACCGTACGCTCTATCACAACACTAAAATGCTTGCGGATCATCGTCGTGCTGGCATCGGCCAACTGCAGCGCGGTTTCGATACCCATCATGTTGAGTTTTTTCGATATCCGCCGGCCGATACCCCAGACCTCATTCACCGGCAGTAAGTCCATAAGTTTGCGCTGGCGCCCTTCGTTGGACAGGTCCACAACCCCGCCAGTCTTGTCCCACTTCTTCGCCGCAAAGTTGGCCAGCTTCGCCAGTGTCTTGGTTTGGGCAATGCCAACCCCGACTGTTAGGCCGGTATTGCGTAACACTTTAGCCCTCACCTGGCGGCCAAAGGTTTCAAGGTCGATACAGTTACGCACGCCGGTCAGATCCATGAAACTCTCATCGATGGAGTAAATTTCTACGCGCGGTGCCATCTCTTCTAAAACGGCCATCACTCGCTGTGACATGTCAGCATAAAGCTCGTAATTACTGCTGAACGCTATCCCCCCAACGCTCTCAAATTCACGCTTAATTTTGAAATAGGGTTCCCCCATTTTCAGGCCCAGAGCCTTCGCCTCCTTGTTCCTGGCAACAACGCACCCATCATTATTCGAAAGAACGACAACGGGCCGGCCGCGCAGGTCTGGACGCCACAAGGTTTCGCAGCTCGCATAAAAGCTATTCACATCAGCAAGCGCATACATTACTTAAGCCTCGTTATCGATGACACCACGACGCCTATCACCTCCAAATCGTCACCGCTGTCATGGAGTAGGATCGGCTCATACTTTGAATTCATTGGCTCCAGCTGCGCGCGCGGATGCAAGCAGAGACGTTTCACAGTGAACTCGCCGGCGATGCTGGCAATAACTATATCGCCATGAGCTGGGTTGATACTGCGATCGACAACGAGCATAGAGCCCTCCGTGATGCCCGCCTCCAGCATCGAGTCGCCGGTCGCATAGAGGAAATAGGTCGCGTTAGGGTGGCTGATGCAGTACTCGTTCAAGTCGATACGTGAACTGACGTAATCAGCCGCAGGACTGGGAAAGCCCGCTGGTACTTTATCGGAAAACAGCGGGATCTCTAGTTTGGTTGGGTTTGGTGTTGGATAAAAGAAAGTCATAATGTTGCCTTGTTACTGTGTTTTTATACAGTATAAGCGCAAATTTTTAGCGGGGGAAAGTTCGGAAATCTCTCAGAAAGGTAGGATATTGATCGGTAAAGAAAGATAGTTTTGATGAATGAAGATGAAGTTCTACCAGTATCTGGCCTACGTGAATAAGTACACAAGCACGATAAAAACTTAAGCCATTATACGTTCCCCCAACACAACTGCAGTTCTGTAGCCCCTACCGAGACATTTCAATGTACAGACAAGCCTGGTAGTCACTTGGCTAATCGTAAGCGATCGTTTTCAACGATCAATCTGCAACTAATTGATCGGCAATACCCATTTGCAACTCCAAGATAATACACGCACCATTAATAATGATTTTCATATGGAGGTGTATCATGTCTGCACACAACATGACGTTTTGCAGAACGTGCGGGTTATGGATAGCTGAAACCACCGGTTGGGCAAACGGCGAACCGAGCTACTGTGAGAAGTGCAAGCCACCATCAATTTTAAGACGTGCTGCGACAAGATTCGGAAACATTATCCGAACGATATTTATTGGTATGATTAAAAGATAAAAAATCCACCAGCACCAGGGATACTAAAAGAGGCAGATTATCTGCCTCTTTTTCTTTATAAACTTCAATGTAATTATGGTACCGATGGGGCCATATCCCCAAACGTATATTTAACGCTTACCCCCACGCTACTCCCTCTTTGTAATCTTCTAAAACTCCGGAAACGATATCCATTAATTTAATGGGAGCACCAACAATGGCCAATATCATAACAGAATGCTGACGCCAGACTCCGCCGACCTTTTTACTTGTCGTCCCGACACTTAACGTATACTGCAAAGGGATCCCTGAGCTATCACAGGGTATTTTCCCCAGCGTGATATCAACAATGACCGCACCATTAGCCGTACTTGGTACTCGGCTAAGCATAAGGGTATTTTTCACTCTCCAAATGCTGCCCGTTTCACTAAACGCGTTATCCTGAGTAAAGTCAGGCCCCGCGCCGGTGCTTACATACGTGCCGGTAATACCCACGCAAGGGGCCTTGTAACGGTCTAACATAAGTCCCGCGTTACTATTACTTAGCAAGTTATTCGCGCTGGGGTCTAACTTGATATCATCAGGCGATCCCCCATCGAGTAAATCAACGATATCTTTTATTGTCGCCGCCTCAGTCACCCCTTCATTAACAACGGGAACTAAAGCAGTGAGGTTTAATTTATCAGTAGGTGGCAGCTTGGATATTGACAATGATAATTCATTATCTTGAATGTTTTGGCCACCTGATTTTAATTGTTGGGCAGTACGGACAAGCCTTAACTTTTCCATCATTTTACCTTACTTGAATAGCGTTAATCGAAATAGCCAATGCCATCGGATTTCTTTTCTTTCTTCGCAGCTTTCGCTTTGCTCTCTGCAGGCGGTTTAATATCAGTGACCAAGTTAAACGCCATCGCCAGGCCTGAGCTGCTCAAAGAAAACGCGAGGGACTCGATTAACCAGGGGCGATCCTCTTCCTCACCAAACCCCGCAGTTGTTATCCGGCTTTCGGCAGTCAACGGTACATACTGCGGCCGGCCCGGGCCGCTTAGCGTCATTCGTCTTTCGTTCCGGTTGGCCTGCGTCATTTTTGACTTGGCGCTGCTGTCCGCCTGGGCTTTGCTCGGCTGCGTGAAGGGGTTGGCCTGGTCGGGTCCGTCATGCTCCAGCGATTGCGTTTTCGTTCGACCATCAGCGGGATCGAAATAGGACACGCTCACTTTGCCCTTTTTACCTTTGCCGTCTGCCGTCTTCGCCGGCTTTCCCGTTGTGGCCCCGCGCTGGCCATCTGAATAACTCCAGGAGGACAACGCCTCCCGGGTTATCGTTACGTTACTGAGGGCGCCCCCGCTGGCGGTTGTCGCTTCCCCCTGTTCCAGGAACAACCAATAGCCGCCGGCGGCCTTGCTTACCGCGTTATGGGCACGCGCCAGGCGGGTCATTAGCGCCGCGTCGGACTCCCTCACCTGGTCAATGTGTTCTATCGCGATGCTGGCCAGCTGCGTGGCTATCTTGGGGATGAGGCCGTTATCGGTGGCCACCGTTTTCACAATGTCCCCCAGCGTCACGCCGTCCCAGCTGCGGCTTTTCTGGCTCTGCACGTTGCCAGGCTGTTTTTGCGCATTCATGGGGGCCGATGTGGCGTAAAGCTGGATCTTGCGCGGTGGCCCGCTGCTGGCGCGGCCAGACACCACAAACCAGCCCTTATCGACCAGTTGGCCATTAAAGCCCAGGGCAACGCTCAGGCGGGCGCCTTTGGGGGGGAGTTTTAGCGTTTCCGACAGGAGGGTAATTTGCAGCTCGTCAGTTTTGCCCGTGGCGCCGCCGTTGTCCGTTATGCTGATATCCACCAGGTTTTCACGAATGATCGCGGTTATATCCTGCCCCTCCGCAATAATGCGGAATTCTGGCCGAAATTCGGCCGGCTGTTTTTGTTGCATCGGTTAATCCCATAGCTGGATCGGTGATTCAGGCGTTGGCGTCTCTATGTCCGGCAAGGTAATGATTAACCCTGCCGGATAAACAGCCCCCAGCGCCGCCAGTTCGCGATTAGCGTCTAAAACCGTCACAACGGTCTGCGAAAGGTTCTCCGTGCCGTAGTGGGCCGCACAGACGGCATCCAGTACGTCACCCTCACGGGTTAGATAGGTCATCGGCATAGTGTTTTATCGTGATCGAGTAGGTTTTCTTGCGGGGGGCGCCACCCGGTAAAAATAGCGGCGTCGTGTCGGAAAAATCGGTAACAACCCACCAGCCCAGCACATCGCCGGCGCTGCTCACCAGTTGCTGAGGCTCGGCCTTGTCGGCCAGGTCATAAAGCGCATCGATGCCGGCCACACCGTTTCGAAACTGGGAATGCGCTTCCCCGTCCATTTTGACCGTCCGGGCGGATTTCCCGGTGTACTGCAACAAGTCCTGTTTGCCGATCCGCTCCTGCTCACTCCAGCGCCAACGGGCCTCACGCGTCAACTGGTTATAGGTCGTCGTGTCGATAGAAAACTCAAAGGTGCCGAGCATCATCATAATGCTGGCGCTGTCCGCCGGCCGCCGTGCATCGTAGGCGCCCGTGATCGTGCCGATAATGTCCACCATTACCAGGCCTCCGCTGGGTCATGCATTGCATTGTTACCGTTGAATACATCCATATTTTTCATTGACGACACCGCGCTATCCGCCACCGCTTGCGCATCCTGGCCAGGTTGAGCGATCACCGTCATGTTGACCTCTTGCCGGCGATTGTCCGTCATCGCCGGCTTGTCGCCAGCGGCGCCCTGATTGGTCAGTGAAGACAGGAAAGAAAAGACCCCTTCTAACGGATCATCACCTTTGTCAGTTTCCCCGATAGCGGCCAGCATCCGATCGTCGGCCTTATCCCAATACGCACCAGGACTCATAATCCGCTCGCTGGACAATGAAAATTGCGCATCGCTGTAAATCCCCTGCAGGGCCTTCTGCTTCTCCGGGTCCTTCAAAATGGATTCCAGCCAGGCAGATTGGCCCCGCGTTTGGGCAAAATCACGCGCGCCCTCGATGTCCCCTTTGCCGAGAGAGCGCACAATGGCTTTTTTGTCGCTCTGCTCATCGGGCAACAGCCAGGCTAATTTTCTGGCGATGGCCAGAAACAACTTTGTAACCGTCATTATCCCGTTGGCGAACTCCACCAGGTTCGGGATCCATTTGTTCCTGATCGTGGTGGAAATGATGTCGATGCCGCCATTTTTGAACCAGCCGGAAAGCTCATCGGCCAATTGCGTCACCTTGGGCGCCAGCGAACCGCCCAGCTTGCCGGCGATTTCCTCCACGGCCGATCCCCACACGCTGCGCAGATTACTGAAAGCAATATTGCCGCGAATGGCGCCATCAGCGCCCTCCTTCGTGACCAGGTTGTAACGCTTCTGCTGATCCATCATCTCCTTGTAGCTTTTGCCGGTCAGGCGCATGTACGTCAGGATTTTATTGGCCTCGCCCCCCATCAGCATATCGACCGCGGACGCTGCCTCCTGCTCGTCTTTGTGCGTTAGGGCGCGCTCCATGATTTTTTCAAACTGCTGCTCATTGGTCAGGCCGGCAAAATCGCCGGCGCCAAATTTCAGCATCTTGAAAGCATCGTTAAGCGAGGATTGCTCCCCGGTCGCCTTGTATTCGCCGGCCTTGTTTTTTAGCTCCTCCAGGAGGTCCCCAAAGTTCTCCCCGTTAAGTCCCATCTGTTTCCCGAAACTGTCCCAGGCGTTATACGTCTCGATGCCCACGCCGTAGGTTCTCGCCTTGGCGTATCCGCTACGGTTTGGGTTTGATTTACTGACATTTGGCCTCCTATAGACCGGGTTACTTTTGAGTTACTGATAGCCTCACGCATGACCGCTAACGCATCGGTGTTGATAACCAGCTCATCGGACAGACCTGCGTCTATCGATTCCTGGCCGGTATACACGGCCGCTTCGGTATCGAGCACCGCCTGAACAGAAATACCGGTATAGCCCGATACTTTTTCCGCAAATGATTGCCGGATGGCGTTCATTTTTGCCTGAAATGTTGCCCGGACTTCCTTTGGCAAGGCTTCCCAGGGGTTCCCGTCCACCTTGTGGGCACCGGCATAAATCAGAGTGATATCAACCCCGGCTTGCTCCAGATTGCCGGCGTAATTACTGTGTGCCATCAGCACCCCGATAGAGCCGGCTTTAGCCGTTTGCGTGACCAGGCGCCGAGAGCACGCGCTGGCCAGCAACTGGCCGGCGCTGCAGTTCATATCGTTGGCCAATGACCAGATCGGCTTTTGACTACGCAGACGGGCGATAATATCGGCCGCATCAAATCCGCCGGCGACCATCCCTCCCGGGGTGTCCATATCGAGCAAAATCCCGTCAACGTCGGGATCGTTAATTGCCGCTGCTACCCTGGAAACAATCCCGTTGTAGCCGGTCATGCCAGAATACGGACGCAAAGCGGCGGACTTGCTGACCAACGTCCCCGATATCGGGACAATGGCGATCCGACCCTGGATGTCATAGCCGTTAGTCGAATAGGTATTTTCCCCGCCTTTACCGCCGTTCCCCTCGCCGGCCACTACCGGCATTCCTTGCGATTGCCATGTGGTGATCGTGCGCGTTGAAACTTCGAAGAGATCCGCCAGTTGTGCCTTTGTTACATTCATAAATCCCCCCGAAACTCCTTTTTATTAACATTTTTTTAACCGGGAAGTAATTTCCCGAAAATCGAGAGGATCTCGATAGGATCACTTCCCGCTCTGGCTATAGGTGAATCAAGTAAAAACAATGTGTTAGGTATCAAGTGAGAAGGAAGTAGGATCCGCGTCCAAAAAGCTCATAAATAGCGACTTTTCGCGCGTCTAGCGCCCCTCGGTGTTTTGAACTCCAGGAAGGACCCGTAAAAAATGAGAGCGATTATCATCTTTGCTTTGATGCCAGCAGTGCGGCGCCCTTGCTGATAGCAGCTGCTAGTGATTCAGCAAGCAGCTCCGGTGGAATACCTGGCAATCGCGCAGCCCAGAATGCCCGAGTTCTCACCCAGTCCATTTCTCCGGTAAGTTGTGCTGTAATAGCCCACCGAAGCTCTTTGATCAGGGCTGCTTTCTCTTCTTCTTTTTCATACAGGGAGTTATTCATAGTTATGCCTTTCTCGCTAACAACTTCATGCGTCATAGGTCTGTGCATCATTAATCCTTAGTCGATCGCTTTGTCGTGCATTATCGATGGCCCTCGCAAAGGCCACCTGTAATGCCTATTAACAATCCGCATCCGGACGAGCCACCGCACGACAGGCCCACATGCAGGCTTCCTGCATCTTGGTGCGGGCGATTGCCAGGCAGCGTATTACCTCCCTGCGATTGTCATCTTCCGGGGAGCCAGCCTCTACCTTCTCCAGCGAGAGGTGTACGCGTTCGATGTCGAGTTGTTCGCAAAAATGACGACTGATATCTTTCAGACTATTCATTTGCTCAATATCGTCGGCGGTCAAGGTGCGGTATCCCTTCACCGTACTGCCATCTTGTGGTTTTGCTTCGTTCATTATTTTCTCCCGGCAGCTTCCCGCCATTGATTTAGCGTGGCCACCTGGCCGGCGCAGATTGATAAAGCCGTTTTCAATGCCAACGCATAGCTGCCAGCATCTCCCCATGTTTCACCGTGCAGCGTTGGCTGTTCGCAGGGCTTGAATACCGATTCAGGGGGCAGCAGAACTATTGGCGCTGGCGGCGTAGGTATCCGTTCCGCGCAGGAGCTCAAGAACAGTATCAGGCATGCGCTCAGCAGCACATTTGTCGTTTTTGATCGCATCCTGATATTTCCTCTGGTAGATTTCGCCCTGCTGGCGCAGTTGCTGCTCTCTCTGTTGCTGTTCGGCCATCAGCGTGCGGTTACGGGCGTCCTGTTCCTGCATGGTGGCGACCAGTCCGGCCTGCTGCGCCAGCGTTTTTTTCTGTTCTGTTACCTGCTGCCGTGCCAACTCCAGCCGATGTGACAACAACGAGCTATATCCACCCAGGCAGATAGATACCAGCAACAACAGCACCAAACCGCCCTGTGTCAGTTTTTGCAGCCAACCGGTCATGCGGGGTAGTCCTTCCCTGAAAGTTGGAAGTGCGGCCCGTCTTTCAGGGTTTTCCAGTCACCACCCCACTCAATCGCCGTACTCAGTTCTTTACCTGCTTGTTTAAACGCTGCGGCAATCTGCTCGTAGTATTTCCATTCCCAACTGATATTACTGCCCAGATAGGCAACCACGTCTACCGCATGGCCTGTTAGATGTCGGCTTTTCATCGTCTGACTTGCACCAGCAGCAACCAATTGTTTTTGCCTTTCCTTGCTACGAATCCCCTCCGTGATACCGAAATCAATGGTTGATAGCTCAAGTGCTCGACGGGCAACCGCTATCAACTCGGGGTTGACGCCAACGAGATTTTTCTCGCTGCGTGCGCTGAAACGATAATTAGCTGTCATTTTTCGATTTATCCTTCTCATCTATTGGTACATGCGTTTTCATCGTTGAAAATGCGCGGAGAATTGCTAGGCAACGCTCGACACCTATTCCACCAATCACAACGCCAATCAGCAGCGCGTTGTCTTGGCTCATCCCGAATAGCTCAAGGGAATTGATAACGCCGAGAGAAATCAGCAAACAGATACAGCCAGCGATAACGGCATCCATCCATGACTTGCCGTCGCGCAACGTCAGTAAGGTAGCCATGCCAAACGCAGCGAACGATCCATAAAGCACAGGTGCATTAGTTTTCATCCACAGCAAAGCAGCCTCCAGGAATCCCGGCGGCAGGTGTTGGTTATTCATTGCCCGGCTCCGGGTATCAGAAAAGGAAAAGGCCGCACCGAAGTGCAGCCATGAAATTATTTGCCTGTTAATTTTCCATCTCAGGCGGCGGTGGTATGCTGATAATCCACATAACAAAGGAGGTTATATGCAGTTCTTACACAAACGTTTACATCTCAACGCTGGGGATATTGTTGAGGTTGGATGCGATCATCAGTGCAATGTACTGATGCTGACAGACAGCAATTTCAATAATTATAAGAATGGTAGAGGTTTTCACCATCATGGCGGCGGCGGCTTTTTTGAATACCTCCCCGCAAGACTGAGCGCTCCTCATTCTGGATATTGGACTATTACGATTGATTTAGGTGGAAGAGGGGCGAATATCAGGCATTCAATCCGCGTCATCCCAGCATAAGGCCTCACCCTTAGCTTGAGATAATGCATCTTCAAGGACGGCAATGATCTTCTGCTGTGTGCCGTCCTTCATATAACCTCTCGATGCCATCCCTTCACCTGTTCCTGCGTCACGCATCCAGATAATGCCTT